GCCGCATCAGGTCCTCGGCCTGACCGCCCACCTGCCACAGCGAGTAGGTCGCATCCACGTCGGCGAGATGCTGCGCCACCAGCCCGGTCGCGTCGGCCCGCTGCACCGTTTCGGCAGACGCCAGCGCAACGCACGTATGCACCGCCTCGCGTAGGTCGGCGATACCGAGCGCGGCGAGCGCCTCCTCCGGCGTCAGGTCGAGATTATCCATCAGGTTTTGCGCGTGCTGCGCGTTGAGCAGGCTCATCGCGTCGTCCCCCGCCATCGGCGGGAACGAGATGCGCCCGATCTCGCTGCCGTCGATGGTGCCGACGAGTTGCGAGCCGCGAATCAGATAGTAGATCGTCATAGTTCCCTCCGATATGTCGGCTACTCGGGCAGCTACCCCAGCACGACCGTCAGCGTCACATCTGCCGTCTGCTCGTCAGCGACGAACCGTAGATACGGCACGTTCAGCATGTACATCACCGGCAGGCTATACCACCGGCTGGCCGCCACCGTCATCACGATCGGTGTGCCGTCCGTGTCGTCATACTCATACAGGTCGAAGAAGGTCTGACCGTCGAGCGAGCCCTGCAACGTCAGACTTGTGCCGACAAATCCCTCCCCGACGATAACCGCGCTGGCCATCATCCCGAGGCATGCAATGCTCTCACTCGTCGTCTCCCCCTCATCGATCTGCACCGTATCAGCCTCGACAGGGTACCGACCCAGGTTGAACGTCCCCCGTGGGTTCGCGGAATCTCGCAGCTTCTGCCTGGACATCGATCCTCCCTATGCCGCCTCGAATGCGGCGTTGTGCTCGTCTTCGCTTCCAAACAACCACAACTGCAGCCCCCACGTCAGCCCCTCCAGAAACGGCGAGCTCATCGTCGCCGGCTGCATCCCCACCCAACTCGCGTACCCGTCCATCTCCGCCCACGGCTCCGACCCGTCCACCCACCCGCGCAGCCGGTCAACGAACGCGTCCGGATCCATCATCACCGCCCGCTGATCGCAAATGCAATTCGGATGCAGCGGGAGCTGCACCTCCCCCACCGCATACACCCCGTCCCCGTTCGGCGCCGCCTCGATCACCTCGTCACAGATGTCCCGCCGCGGATGCGCCGGGCTCAGCACCACCTGCTCCCCCTCCACAAACGGCAGCTGCTCCCGGATCCGCTGCCCGGCCAGATGATGCACAGTCTGGATCTCCGTCCGCGCCAGCCGCAGCGCCTTGTACGCCACCCCCTGCTCCGCGCACTCGTCGCCCGAATACAGCCCGCCCCGATGCCCCTGCGCGATCTGCGTCTTCGTCAACCCATACAGCCGGTACCGTGTCCACCGCGGGCACCCCTGCCCCGCCCCCAGATACTGCTCCACCTCCTCGGCGATCTGCCATGCGCTCTTGCTGTCCGCCACCCCGGCGTACACCGCGCCCCGGATCCCCGCCAACCCCTCCTCGTCCAGCCGCCAGATCCGCCGCGACAGCCGTAGCCCGTCGCCGTACAGCCGCTCGCCGGCCGCCCTCAACACCGCCTCCAACTGCGGCTCGAAGAATGCCGTCCCCCCAAGCCAAATCTCCTCATTCAGCACCGCTCGCTGTGCGCCCCGCGCCTCCTGCAGCGTGCCGAAGTACCGGTCGTGCAGCACCGGCAGGCCGCCGAATGCGATGGCCACGGCCTCCCGTCGCGCCATCTCGAGGAGCGCCTGAAACCGCGTCATCCACGCTCGCCACACCTCCGCAGCCCGGTTCACCACCACGCTCAGGCCCAGCCCATCGAGCGCCCCGTTCTCCCCGCCTGCGTCGATCAGCGCCGTTCGCAACGCTCGGCCTGCATCGATCAGGTACCCGTGCACCTGGCCCGCCACATAGACCTGCAACCGCATCTCGGCACGGTGCAGTGCCGGCAACAACATCTCAACCGTCAGGTCCTGGACCGTCTCGGGTTCCGCCACTAGATCACGCCCCCGATCTCCGTCGTCCCGGCCCCCTCAGCGCCCAGCAGCACTGAGAGATCCACGCCCGCGATGAACATCTGCAGCACCTCCACGACCAGCGCCTGAGGCCAGCCCAACGCGCGCAGACGCAAGGCCGCATCCGCCAGCTTCGCCAGCGCCTCCGGCGTCAACGTCTGCTTCCGGTTCCACTGCACGTCGTACTCCAGATGCTCGGGCCAGATACCGTGCAACAGCCACTCCAACTCCAACAGCGGGCGCACCAACTGATCCGTCACCCACGCCTGCAGCACCGGCAGCGCCTCGTCGTACTGCTCCTTCTGCTTCTCCAGCACGTCCCGGTTCAGATCCTGCCCATAGCCCAACAGGCTCATCGGTGCCGGAGAGGCCAACCACCACGTCCGGATGTGGTGCTCCACGTCGTCGATCTCCGCCAGTCGCGCGTCCCCTTGCACCACTTCGATCTCCGTCGTGCCGAAGAAATCCGCCACCGCCGCCCACGGGTTATCCAGCGCCGCCTTGTTGATCTCCCGATAGGCCTTGATCACCTTCTCGTCCGTGCCCGCCGGGAACTTGTGGTTGTACTTCATCCCGGCCCGCGTCTTCCGCCGCACGGCGATGTCGCGTTCGCCCTCCACGATCCGCTTCCACGGCCCCGTCGCCGACGAGAACAAGGGCCGTCCGTAGCGCCGGTCCTCGTCGTGATCCCACCGCGCGTGGATGATCTGCCAGTCCGCGAACCAGATCGCGTCCTGGGGCGCCTCCGCGCCTCCCCAGAAGCTGTCCGCCCACCAATAGGCCTTCTCCGGATCGTCGAACCGGTCGAACTGATTCGATTGGCGATGCATCTCCAACGTCGGCTTGCGCGTGACCTCAGCGATCTCCATCTCCTGCGAAACCCCCACCTCCAAGAACGTGTCCCCATCCCGCAGCGTCAATCGCACCCAATCGTCCAACCGTGTGTCCAATTGCAGCCGCTTGGCCAACGCGTCACCGATCTCTGCCGCCCGCGGATCCCCCGGCGCGCTCACCGTAAACCCACCGCGCGTCATGTCGCGCGCGAGAGTCTGGATCACCTCCTTCGCCCGCGTGTCGGTGTCATACATCTCCCGGCACCGCTTCACGATCTCCACACGTTCCCGGTCCGCCGCAAACCGCGCCAGGGCCTCATTCGGACGCCGCGGCGCCGGCGTTTCATCCATCGTCGTATGGACGTCGTCGTCCGGACGCTGCCGCAACAGAGCTCGCACCCGATCAAAGATCGCCATACCGCCTCATTTCAGAAGGTTGTGGAGCATCCGCTCGAGACCGCCCAGATTGCCCTCGATGGTCGACATCACCACCGCATATCGTCCGCCGTGGGCCAACTCCAGATACTTGCCGTAATAGACGGTGTGTCCCAGCGCGATCACCAACCGGTCCTTGTCCCCGGAGACCGACGCAGTGTCGGACCCCGACTGCCTCGCCCCCGACGACACCTGTCCCACCACCGGGCGCAGCCCGAAACCGTCCACCGCGAAGAAGAGCCCGCTCCTCGCGTTGCCCGTCCGGTCCTGCCACGGGGCCCGCCCCCGCGCCTGATCCTGCATCTGCTGGCCCACGTACGCTGCCACGGCGTGGACCGCGATCAGGATCCGCTCCCCATACCGATCGACCTCTTTCGCCAGATGGCTCGGTGGCTTCACCCACTTGAAGTGCATCCCCATAGATCACTCCACGACCTCCGCTTCCGCTATCACCGCTGCCAGCCGGTTCGGTCGCACCAGCACGACCCGATAGAGCTCATCCCCCGCGTTGAAGCGGTCGTCCGGTCGGATGTCCAGGTCTTTACCGCCCACCACCACGACGCGCCCTCGGCTCTCCCGCATCTCACCGCTGCTGAGCTGGCGCCCATGAGCGTTGCCCGCCCGTGCGATCCGCACACTCTGAGCCTCCAGCGTCGTGGAACCGCGCCGAATACTGATGCTCGTCGCGTTCTCTGCCACGACCGCGGCCAGATCCGTGGCCGCCTGCGCGAAATCAAAGAGCGCCATCAGTACGTCGCCACCAGTCCCACCGGCCCGATCGCCCGCACCAACGCCATCTCATAGTCAGCTTCCGCCATCTTGGCCGCAGTCGTCAGGGCACTCGCGGCGCTCTCACGCTTCACACGCTCATCCCCGATCTGATACTCCACCATCTGCCCGACAATCGCTGCCGCACGCGCCTGAGCCCTCAGCACCAGGCTCTGCGCCTTCAGCATCAGGATCGAAACGTCATCGTCGGTCAGATCAGGATAAGCGCCCTCGGTCAGTATGTGGCCCGCCGCATACCGCACCTGCCGTGTCACGCTGTACTGCGGTGTGGGGTGCAGCGTCAGGATTGCCCCGGCGATCGTCCAGTATTCACGCGGGTTCTGCGCCAGGGGCACCAACCCGGAGGGTGTGTGGATCACGCCCTCCGTCTCAGGCAGACCCACCAACGCGATCAGCCTCACGAAATCGGCGGGCAGTGCGTAATCGGCAACCCCACTCGTGACCTCGACCGTCGCTACCCGTTCCATCGGACGCCGTCGCGAGTAGTCACGCACCGCGTCCTTCACCGCCTGCTCATACTGTGCCGTCGTCGGCACGTCGTGTCGCACCGGTACGTCGACCGTCAGACGACTCACCAGCGAGGCCAGCGTGATGCTCACGCCTCACTCCCCATATCGTCCTTATCGGAGAGCTCTGGAGGCGTCGCCAGCGCGGCCCGGATCTCCTCCAGTGCCCGTGGCCCGATCCCCTGAAG